TTGTATTAGTGATTCATCAGAAATATTAGGATTAATTTTTTTATTGTTTTCGTCATAGTTTGAAGCTGTAATACTTGCTACAAGATTCGGATCAGCTATAATTTGTTGAATCTGATTAGTTATAAATTCACCCGGGGATAATTTTTGTGCTTGAGATCTTATTTGTGCTTCTGCAATATCACCTGCAATTTTCTTTTCTTCTAATTTTCTTTCTTGTGCAGATTCAAATGCTTCAACACCTGACTCAATACCAGCTTTCTTAATGGCTGCAGCTCTATCTGCTAATTGATTACCTAGTTTAGCAAACTCTTTCAAAGGCTCTTTTGCAGATTCTGCAATAGCCTCTACTAAATTACCTCTCTTTGTAGCTAGTTCTAAACCAAACTGTATCATAGCATTGTATCCTGCACTCTTTGTTTTCTTTCTCGTGTCATCACCAATATATTTTTCAAACAAGTCAATACGTTCTTTTATAAAATCATCTAAGTCACCGCCTTGAATATTTTTACCTGTTGTATCTGCTGCGGTGTCAGTTGCTTTTTCTTTTTGATCTTTTATGATACCCGCTTTTTCACCCTCTTCTATTGTCATCCCTGCAGGTCCGCCCGGTGTTGCTTCTACAGGGCCACCTGATCCTGCTGGCGGTTCAACACTTTGTTCAGCACTATCTGTTAGGGCATCGTAGGCCAAACCACCCCCACCTAAAACAGCACTTTGTCCTGCTATATTTCTAAAACTAAATTTTAATGCCCCCGGCTTTGTTCTTCTTCCGATACCACCAATACCTGTGGCTCTTTTTATACCTTCTTTTCCTGCTGTAAATACAGGTTTACCTACAAAATAGTTTCTTAAATTAGTTGGATTAACAACGGCTCTAGCGCCTCTTATTGCATAAGGTGCAGCTCTTAGGGCTAATCCTGCTATACCTGCCACTATTGGAAGAACCACTAATTACCTCCAAATATATTACGCACACTACCAAATGCATCCTGCACACCACCAAAACCTTGACCAAATTGACCAAGAGCACCAAGACCAGCAATACCTAGACCAAGAGCTTGTGCAAATGGATTAACAGAAGGCTGTTGAGTAAATGTGATTGCACTACTTGGAGTGCCTCGTAATATGTCACTAGCAAATGTTAGTCTTCTGAACGGCTCTTGTTGAGCCTCTAATTGTTGTCTTCTTTGAGCCTCTAATTGAGCCTGTCCTAATTGCTGTTGAATACCACCAACACCTAAAAGAGACTGTATGTCTTGCTGTCCTAATTGCTGTGCGAGAGCACCAAGACCAGCTTGTCTTTGTCCGAGAGCACCAAGACCTTGACCTGTAGCACCTAATTGCTGTGCTGCAGCCAACTGCCTTCTTTGTTGCGCCTCTTGTGAACTCATTGCAGCTCTTTGAGCTTGTTGAAAGTTTCGTGATAAATCTTCAAATATTCTTCTTGATTTTATATCCTGTAAATTACGACCTAGTTCTGCTTCTTGCACGCCAAAACGTGAACCACCAAAAGCTCCTGCTCTTTGTGCTTGTGATGCTAAATTAGATTGTGCAATTTGAGCTTGACGATCAAATTCTGCTAAAGCTTGTTGCGTAACGTTCTGTTGGTATGGGTCCATAAAACGTTGTGATTGTGTTGGAT